GAACTGGTCGAATGGTTTTAGCTAAAAAGATTAAACAAGATAAAACAAGGAATTTTGCCGTTGTCAGTGCTGTCAGAAACGATACTACGGGCGAAAATCAGTTATATTCACCAAGAGTCAACAAGAAGGTTGTAATTCAAACACTCTCTGTTCCTATTCCCGTATATATTAATGTGGAGTACAAAATTGTGATTAAATGTGAGTATCAGCAACAGATGAACGAAATGATGGCACCATTCATCACTAGAACTGGCCAAATCAATTCCTTTACAATGAAAAGAAATGGCCACTCTTATGAAGCCTTTATTGACCAGAGCTTTACACACAATAATAACGTGTCCAACCTTAACGAAGAGCTGAGAATGTTTACATCTGAAATAAGCATCCGAGTGCTTGGTTATTTGATGGGAGAAGGGGAAAACGATGATCGTCCGATTGTAAGGATCGAAGAAAGTATTGTTGAACTCATGTTTCCTCGTGAATCAGAGCCTCTTCCCGGTACCGAAGACTTTTTTGGGGGCTAAAACACTTCCTGAAGTGTCTTTGGGATTAAAAATACTATTTATCTTTGATTGCGCAAGCATAAAGTACATTAAACCAAAGAGAGGGACACATAATGTCAGTGAAAAGTTTTAAATTTGTATCTCCGGGAGTCTTTATCAACGAGATTGATAACTCTTTTATCCCCAAGAGTGCAGACGCCATTGGGCCGGTCGTAATTGGTCGCTCACGTAGAGGCCTCGCGATGACTCCGGTCAAAGTTAGTTCATATTCAGATTTCGTAACAGAATTCGGAGATACCGTAGCCGGTTCAGGAGGTGGCGATGTCTACCGTGATGGTAACTATCAGTCACCTATGTATGGAACCTATGCAGCTAAAGCTTTCCTTCGTTCGAATGTTGCCCCTCTGACATTCATTCGTCTTTTGGGTCAGCAAACCTCAACTGGCAAGTCCGCCGGCGGCGATGCCGCGGCAGGCTGGACTACATCGGGTAAACCAGTTAGTGGAAGTGGACTGGATGGGTCAACTACTGCTTTGACAAGCAACGGTGGAGCTTACGGTCTTTTCTTATTCCGTTCTGGTTCGTCTGCAAACATTGGCGAAGGAACACTCGCAGCTACATTTTATCTTAATAAGGGTAAGCTTTTCTTAAGTGGCAATATTGTTGGCCCCGCGGGTGATCTGGATCGTGGTACTAAGGGTGTTGGTAAAGTTGTTGAGTCAGACAGTAACGGACTATTCAATCTTTTCGTTTCAGGTACCCAGCATGCTGAAACAATTACGTTTGGCTTCGATGACACACAAGAGACATTCCTTCGCAAGAGGTTTAATACTAATCCTCAAGTTGCTAGCAACAATACAACTACTTTCTACCCCGCTAGCGCTAGAAAAGATTACTGGCTTGGTGAGTCTTATGAACAAGCACTGCGTAGAAAAGGTATGCACAGTCTGCAAAATATGTTTGGTGTATTGCTTCCAATAGCCTACGGTGGTGAGCTTGACAACGACTACAGCCCTGCCAACATGAAGGCACAGGCTTCACGCGAAGCAGTTGCTGGTTGGTTTATTGCCCAAGACCAAGGCACTGCAGCTTCTTATGAGCCACAAAACACTCAAAAACTATTCCGCTTGAAAGGCCGCGGCCATGGTGAATGGTTGCATAAAAATGCAAAAGTTTCAATTGAAAAAATTCGTCAATCCTCCACCACTTCAAATCCTTATGGCACCTTCTCGGTTGTTGTTCGGGATATTAGAGACACTGATAACAAGATTTCTGTTCTAGAAAGATTTGACAACTGTAGTTTGGATCCGAAATCCCCCAGCTATATCGGCCGCAAGATCGGTACTCAATATGTAGCATGGGATTCAACCACCAAGATGCTCAAAACTTATGGTGATTATCCAAACAAGTCTAAGTACTTTTATGTTGAGCTTGATGGAGATGTTGAGGCCGGCGCAACCGACTCAACGCTTCTTCCGTTTGGTTACTATGGCCCTCCTAGGCCAGCCAGTGTTACAGGAATTACCGGTTCTGAAATCGGAGCTATTAGCACCTCTTTCGTCTTAGATGGAAGACAATTCATTGGAGGAGATAGAAACGGTTCCTTTGATGGCAATCACACCGGCTTCTCGCCTCTTTTGTCGGGCTCACTACAGGACGCCGGTAAAGGCAGCGATCTTACTGCATACTGCCTGAGTGGTTCACTACTGTTCCCAAGTTCCTCTATCAGAGTTTCGGCTTCCGATGGTGGCTTGAGAGACCCCACTAACGCATACTTTGGTTTCAGTTCCACTCGCAGCCCGGCTTCTACAAGGCCCGACGCAAGTTGTGCAGACTTCCACAGATTGCCATATGCAAACTTCCCTGACGATCCGACATCTGGTGTATATCTTACTAAAGGTATCAACGCATGGTCCTATATCTTCTCATTAGATGATATTGAGACTTCCGGCTCTGCATATTACTATAACTCCGGTTCACGTAAAGCAGAGGCTTCTGTCACTAGCGCATCTTACACCGATATTCTTGATGCAGGCTATAACCGATTTACTGTCCCATTCTGGGGCGGCGCTGACGGTTGGGATATCACCAGACCAGATCCGCTTTACAACGCGTTCATGTCATCAACTTCCGCAGAGGACAACAACTATGTCTTCCACACATATAGGCGTGCGATTGATACAGTTTCAGATCCTGAGATGACGGACATGAACCTATTGACAGCCCCCGGCCTCACTCAAGAGACCCTTACAGAGCGCATGATTGATATCTGCGAAGAGCGTGCAGACGCGCTGGCCTTGATTGACCTTCCAAACGTCTATATCCCCGCGCACGAACAATATTACTCGGATATTTCTAGCAGAATCGGCACGAATCCGGATCAAGCTTCTCTTGGTCTTAGGGACAGAAGGCTTGATTCCTCGTACGGAACAACCTTCTACCCATGGGTACAAACCCGCGACGAAGGAACGGGACAACTTGTTTGGGTACCGCCCACTGTTGCAATTCTTGGTGTTCTCGGAAGTTCCGAAGCCAAGACTGATGTCTGGTTTGCTCCCGCTGGCTTTAATCGCGGCGGCCTTACCGATGGTGCTGCTGGAATCCCGATTGTGAATGTCAGCGAAAGATTAACCTCTAAAGATCGCGACACCCTTTACGAGTACAACATTAACCCAATTGCTTCTTTCCCAAGCTCTGGTATCGTGTTGTTCGGACAAAAGACTCTTCAAGAGCGTCAATCAGCGCTTGATAGAATCAATGTCCGCCGCTTGGTAATCTACCTCAAGAAGCAAATCTCCATTCTGTCTACTCAAATTCTCTTTGAGCAAAATGTACAGGCAACTTGGAACCGCTTCAAGGGACTTGTAGAACCATTCCTTGCAAATGTTAAGACAAGATACGGTATCACTGACTATCGCCTAATCCTTGATGAGTCTACTACGACGCCTGATCTTATTGATCAAAACATTATGTACGCTAAGATTATGATTAAACCGGCAAGAGCTATCGAATTCATCGCTATTGACTTCGTAATCCTCAACACTGGTGCATCATTTGATGATTAAAACATAGGGGGAAAATAATTCCCCTCACTATTTATTGTTATAAACAGGAGAACTTAAACAATGCCATTTTGGTCAACAAACTTCGGAGAGGATCCAACCCTCAAAGATCCAAAAAGAAATTTCAGATTTACAGTAGAATTCCAAGGAATTCAAGCTGAGCAAGGTGGAGCCATTGCATGGTACGCCAAAACTACAACAAAGCCTAGCTTTACTATTGAAAATGTAGAACATGCTTATCTAAACCATAAGTTTTACTATCCGGGCGCTGTCACTTGGAATACAATTTCCGTTGAAATGGTTGATCCCGTTAATCCCGACGTCACAGCAACGTTCTCCGATATTTTAAGATTATCCGGCTATCAGCCCCCCGCTAACGCAACTTCTCTTGGTTCTATTTCCAAGGCGAAGGCCGCCGGCGCCCTCGGTACCGTTATCATTTCTCAAATTGATTCTGACGGTAAGCCGCTTGAAACTTGGACACTTTGGAACGCATTTGTTAAAGACGTTCAACTTGGACAACTTTCATATGGTGACGATGAGCTTACTACTACCACAGTTGAGCTTATGTACGACTGGGCCCGCGTTGAAACCGCCAATCCATCGGTCGCAGTAGCAGGTGGCGGAACAAGCTTCTTTAACACATGATGACAAGTTAATAAAACGAGAGGTGTACATTGTCTAGAAATCAAGATCGCTCCCAAGGAGGCGCTCAACAACAGGATACTTCCCCGCCAGTTCAGGTTATGAACGAAGGGACGGAAGGGTTCTCATTTGTAATTCCAACAGAATTTGTGGAATTACCTTCAGGTGGTAGATACTACCCGCCGGGCCACCCACTACATGGTGAATCGGCGATTGAAATTAAGCAGATGACCGCAAAAGAAGAAGATATGCTTACATCGCGGACATTGCTTAAAAAGGGTGTTGCCCTCGATAGAGTAATTGGTAGTTTAATCATTAATAAGGCAATTAATCCTGATTCACTGTTCATCGGTGACAGAAACGCTATCATTGTAGCCACCCGTGTATCGGGATATGGCAGTGACTATACAACCAAGGTAACATGCCCACAATGTGGCGAAAATCAGGAATACTCTTTTGACTTAAACGACGCATCGGTTTATACTGGCGACGACGACAACACAATGTCGGTAACCGATAACCAAAATAGTACATTTGATGTAACATTGCCTAAAACCAATGTTATTGTAACTTTTAAGCTTTTGACAGGGACGGATGAAAAGCGCCTCGCTGCCGGAGCACAGGCGGATAAGAAACAACGCCAAGAACACGGTATTACTCGCCAATTAGCGTCGTTAATTGTTGCTGTTAACGGTGACTCAAATATTGATGCGATTAGATACCTTATTGAAAATATGCCATCTACTGATTCACGCCATCTAAGGTTGGCGTACAAACTCACGGCGCCGAATGTTGATATGACTCAACATTTTGAGTGTGGTGAGTGTGATTACGATCAGAACATGGAGGTGCCGCTTTCTGCGGACTTTTTTTGGCCTGACCGATGAATATATGGAGAGTGTGTATGAGCAATTCTTCTTCCTGAAATATTCAGGAGGATGGTCTTTCTTGGAGGCATATAATTTGCCAATTGGTCTACGCTCATGGTTCACGCAGCGCTTAATTAAACAATTAGAGATGGAAAAAGAAGCTATTGAGAATGCTTCTAAAGGCAAAGGCAGCTCTAACTCTAATACTCATACCCTTACCCCAAATAATGCCCCGAGTCTGCCGCCTCAGTTTGCACCCCCCGGATCACAAAAATAAGCAAGCCCGGCTTTTTTAGTATAAAACTATTTAGTTTAGTAAGAGGTAAGATCTGTGACCCCAGAACAACTGCAACAGCTTATAGACGCATTGGCCGCTCAAGGCGGTGCCGTTGACAAACTAAATCAAAAGCTACAAGATCTTACCAATTCACAACTTGATCTAATAGCTGCACAGAACCAATCGGCCACAGCGGCTGAACAGCGTGTTGTAACTGCAGCCCAGAAAGAGATCGATGCCCGCCAAAGAACTATGACAGCTTTAAACGCTCAAGAAGCGGCAATGAGGCGGTCATTGGAGACAATGGCTGAAAGTTCTAGTAAAACTAAAGCTAAAAATGATCTAATTGATATTGAAATAGAAAAGTTAAAGCTTTTAACCCAATCCGAAGACGCGAATACTGAAGCCGGCAAGCGCGCCATTGAAGAAATGGCAAAAAAGATAAAACAGCTAGGAGAACAGAAAAAAGCACTTGAAAAACATCAAAAAGCAGTTGATGATCTCACTGACAGCTTTGGCACATTGTTTTCCGGAACTGCTCCAGAGATCGGTAGTTTACTGAATGCCAAAAACTTAAAAGCCATGGCTGATAAGTTTAAAGATGTTAATGGCGGAGTCGCAGGATTTATAAAAGCCGGCGCCCCCATGTTTGCAATGCAATTTGCTACTGCTATAGCAAAGTTGGCAGTTGAACTGGGTGACGCAGAGAATGCGTTTATGAAGTCTACAGGCGCCTCTAGGGACTTTGCGCGTTCACTTTCGGTTACTTACGAGGAAGGCCGTAAATTCACGGCTACAGCGGAAGATATGGGCGGTGCAATGACTTCTCTTTACAATACTTTTACAGATTTTTCAACCATCCAAGATACTGAAGTTAGAAATAGTTTGATTAAAACTACTGCTCTATTAGAAAAATTTGGTGTTTCTAATGAACAAACGGCGCAAGGCATACAGACATTAACGAAAGGCATGGGCATGAACGCTGAAGCAGCCGGCAAAGAAATGCTCAATATGGTCGGTTTTGCGCAAGAACTTGGGGTCGCTCCCG